ACCTTAGAGAGGTCGAAGAGGGTCACGGGATAGATCATACCCACCTACCATTTCTCATGACTCACAACCCCTCCTACGTGTATTTTACAGTGCCTGACGGCAAGACTGCTGGCATGGCGGGAGTAGGAGAAAAAGGTGATATATGGATGCTTTGCACTCCTGATATACACCGATACCCAATTACATTTGCAAGAGAGGCAAAGCGGTATGTCGATAGCCGTACTGAGCCACTCCTCTGGAATATAGTTGACAGTAGAAATAAAGTACATTTAAAACTACTTAAATTTCTAGGCTTCAAGTTCTTACGCAAGTTTGAACATGGACCAAATAACGTACAATTTATAGAATTTTGCCGTGTGCATGGATGCTAACGCCTCAGCTAGAATGGCTGCTAGGCAAAGATGGATGGAGAAGGACGCTAAGTACAAATCCGAATCCTTAAAATTCTTTAACAGAGAAGCTCAAGCTGTTAGAGGTATGCAAAATGTTGCTAGAGGTTATAGTAAAGGAATCTCTAATGACTTAACAAGAGCTATATATGTTAGAGGTCAGGCTTTAAAAGCTTACGAAAAAGGCTTTACTTCCTATATGGGAACTAAAGAACTGGCTAAATCAGTAGAAGCTGGTCGATCTAGAACTGCTGGTAGAAAAGGTCTGCTTGCTTTACTACGAGCTCAAGGAGCACTCGAAAACTCAGTATCACAAGAATTTGGTGCAAACATGCACAGACGGTACAGAAGTAGATTAGAACAGATGCAGGCTAAACAAGCTGGAGTTATTAATCAGCTAGGTGTACGTCCAGAATATGGAGCACCTGTACTCATGCCTCCGACTGACAGATTGAGCGGTGCATTAAGTATTGCAAGTCAAGTTATGTCTATTGGCACAATGCCTTTAGGTGGTACGGAAGGTGCTACCATATTTAGCAAACTATTGGGATTAAAATAGATTATGGCAACAGTAGAATCATACTTTGAGTCGTTAGGAAGGCAGACCGCCAAGCCCTTCCTAGACGAACAAAACTTATACACCGAAACTGAACCTGATTTAACCAAACCGGTTAATGATAACATCACCAAACAACAAGAAGATACATCACAATTTTTTAGAGATAATATTGCGATGTATAAAGAACTAATCAAAGTCAGAGATAACAGGCTAAAGAGTATATTTCAGATAACAAAATCTGGAGCTCCTCTTGTTGCAGCTTATGCAGAGCATCGAGACAGATTAAAAAGGTTAGATATATTAGAAAGTGAAAAATCTAGAATTAAATTTAGAACTGAAGGTATAAATTTTAATGAACTAACAAATAAAAACTTAGTTGAATTAAATAAAGAAATAGGTCGAGCTAAGAAAGAAATAGAAAAAAACGGTATTTATATTACACAAAATGCTGATGGAGAAGAAGTCAGGATTACTACCAGTAAAGAGTTAAATTCATATGCTTTGATGATTGCTGGTCTCACAACCTCTAACGGACGAGACACAGCACGAAACGCTGCAAAGTATTTTCCTAAGTTTCTTGAAATAGCAATGAAGGATATGCCTCATGAGAATGGGCGTTATTTTCATGACTTAACATTAGATGAACAGGTAGAATGGTGGAGAAGCCTTAAGGCATATTACATAGGAATGTGGCAAAAAAAGGACGACAGATTCAGTGATGGTCTAGTTGTCAATGTTTTGTTTGACGCATTTGATAAAGCAGAAAAAAACTTTTACTCAAACATTTTTCAAACAGATAATGAAGCTACTGAGAAAGTGCTTTCTGATGGTAATTATGCAGAAGCTGTTGGAATTATTAATACTCAATCAGCCAATATTCAAAAAGAAAATTCTTACGTAGCTACAGAAGGAAAGGTTATAGATGAGTTCTGGGGAGAGAATGGTTACTATAACAGAAGACTTGGGTTTTGGCTAGAATATCATGACGGTAATAAACAAAAAGCTTTTGAATCACTTGATAACGAATTAAAAGCAATTTTTAGAAAAGGTATTGAATCTGGAGAGCTTTTACCAGATGTACTAGATGATCTTTTTACAGAGTGGGCATTTCCAAATAAGGATGGCAGTGGTCTGACAACATTCCAAGGCTTAAATACAACAAGAAGTAAAAACTTAATTGCGTTTATTGATGGCTTACTAGATGAAAAGACTCAAACATTAAATCTAACCACACTACAAAATAAATTAACTACGTACGAAGATAATTTAAAGAAAAACATCTTCATGACTCAAGATCAGTTTAATGAGTATATAACATATTCTGGGTCTCATCCAGAGATGTATAAAAAAGCAGAGACTATATTCTTAGCAGGTCAGCAAGGCGGTATGGAAAACGCTAAGGAGTTTGGTACTGTTGATGCACTACTGAAAGACGAAATATTAAATTATGTGAATGATAATAAAGAACTTTTTGGAATAAGTAAAAAACTTAAGGAGACCGATAGATTAGTTATCGCTACTGTAAGCGGAATTACACCCGCTATCAATAGAGCATATTTTGAATATTACGAAGGATTCTTAACACAGTATGAAAATGTAGAGGATGCTAAGAAAAAGGCACTTGAAGCAGTCACCATAGATATTCAAAATGGTAAATTTAAGTCACCTCTAACAGCATTAGCTGATGAAAATTACGAGATAAAAGATGTCCAGAAATTAGGTAAAACTTTTGAAGACATGATAGCGAGCGATAATAAGGGTTGGGTATCAGCTAACCTAGCTCATGAAGGAGAAATGCCTCATCTTCTGATCGGCAGAGAAGCTTTAACAAATGGTGGACCACTGCCAGCTATCTATAGACAGTTATCAAAATTATATCCAGATCTAAGTGCTGAAAACTTATTGTATGAAAGACTTGTAGCTACAGGTTTAATTAAGCCTAACGATCCAAAGTTCCGAATGTATGCGTTAAGGCTAATACCAGAAACTAATATACAAGACTCTAGGTTATTAACTCACTTTCCAACTATGACTAAGGCTCTACAGTTCATGTCATTAAATGCGGAGCAGTGGGCTGAACAAACTGAAAAATTACACGACAAAGACTCGTTAAAACATTTTGATGGCTACGGTGCATTTAAGATGGAAAACGGAACTTACAGTGAAGATATTGATCTACGCACAATGTCAATACAAGATCTTGGACAATTACTTATTGGTAATGAAAATGCCAAGTTTGGTATCTACGGTATAAAAGGGCAAGATTTAAGTTTAACATTACAGTATTTAGTCGATAACCAACTTATAACAGGAGACGAAGTTTTTGATGACAGGTTTCAATTAAAACTATTGGTAACTAAAATGAAGCTAAATCAAAATGGTCAGCTAGCATATACTGGTGATGCAAGCTACTTAAATTTATCTAAAATTAGTGATGAAGATGAAGCTGAGTTTAATCGACTTATAGGTAAACAAGGTGAGAATATTCCTATGTTTGACAGACTAGAATTTTTATTACCATATCTTATACGCTATAAAGCTAACACAGAATTATAATGGAAGAAGAATTAAAATATGACCCTACGGGATTACCCTCTGATGACGATAGAGCAGCATTTGATGAGATTAACGATAGGTTAAACGAGAGTGTTGAACGGGGTGAAGAAGAACGAAAACGATTCACCGAAGTTAGAGATGATCCACGTAACTCAGAAAACTGGGGACTTGGTGGAGTAGCAAAAGAGTTAGGGAGTGCAATCCAAGGGGGTCTACAGGATACTGCATCTTCCGTTACAACTTTTGCTGAACGTACAACAGATGCTTTGTCTGGCGAAAGACAACGCGAAATAGAAGAAAAAGGATTCTACCGACCAGAATGGGATCCTTTTGTAGATTACGATGATCCTATAGTAACCAAAACTTGGTGGGGTCAACTACTACGAGGAACAGTTCATTTTGGTTCTATGGCTATTGGTACTGTTTTAGCTGCTAAAGGACTAGCTGCTACAGGTATACCTATACTTGCAGCTGGTGGAGCAGGTTTAATGGGCATGGGTAATGTCACTAGAGCTATGGCTATAGGTGGTTTATCCGACCTTATTTCTAAAGAGTCAGATGGTCATAATGCTTTAGGTAGTTTACGTGACCATTATGGTTGGATAGATACACCTCTGTCAACTAGAGATACCGACCATCCTATTATGATGAAAATGAAAAACATCGTAGAAGGTATGGGTATAGGACTTGCATTTGATGGTGTAGGCTTCTTACTAGGTAAAGGTAGTAGAGGTGTTAAAAATCAGATTATAAGACGTAATGGTAGTATAGAAGATCAGACAACTACTCAAGCTTTAGCACAGCTCCGTAGAGGAGAAACTGAGTTTAGAGCTGATAAGAACAAACCTGTAGCTGCACGACATCAAGGTGCTCATACATCTACTGTTGAGCCCGGGCAAGCTAGAGAACAATTAAAGAAAACTAGAACTGATTGGGGATCTGAAGATGGATCTTCTGGCGGTGTTACCACTGCTGTTGAAAGAGAGCGTATTGCGAGATACGGTGGTACTACAGATGAGATTGTTGAGACTACTTTAAAAGGTTTGATGAGCGATGAAAAGTTTAAAGTGGAACTAGAGTCTGTAAAGGGCGATAGAAAAGCTTTAGCTGATACATGGCGTGATGCTGTAACAGAGTTTCAAAAGATAACTAATGGTAGAGAAGCTGTAGAAATGACTCCAGAAGAGTATCTTAGTGATTTATTTGAAAAGCAAAAAGCTGTTTTACCTATGGGTGATGAAGTTTTTGAAACTTGGTCTGCTGAAACAGTAGTTACAGCTGATTTAGTTGTAGGTGATTTACTTAAAAAACTACGTGATACAGGTATAGCTGGTAGAGAACTACAAAACTTTGTAGCATTAGATGACATAGATGGTCCAGCAAAACAGATTATTGATACTATGCTAACAGCTTTATATCAAACTAAGAAATCTAGGTTTGTAGCATCTGATTATTTTAGATCATTTGGAGCTGGTAAGACTAAAGCACAGTTAAATGATGCAGTAAATCAAGCTGTTCAGTCTGAAATAGAGGATGTTAAAGAGTCTATCCTGTCTATTCTTAAAATTGCTAAAGATGACGCAGATGATAATTTACTAAATGCATTGTTTGAAGCTTTCTCAATGATGAAGAATGTAAATAATCTAGATGACTTTGACAACTGGGCTAGAAAAATAATAAAAGGTGGTCAATTTGAGGAAACAGGACCAGACCGTACAGGTGCTTTAATACGTAGTTTACAAGAAATGGTAAGTCACAGTATATTAAGCGGACCTAAAACACCAATGCGAGCACTTTTAGGTACAGGTACTGCGACATTTTTAAGACCATTGCAAACCTTTATGGGAGCTATGATTCGTTATCCGTTCGAGGGAGATACAACTACAATAAGAGCTAGTCTTTCTTCTATGAATGGTATGATGGAAGCTATACCAGAAGCATTTGATTTATTTTTTACTAAGTTAAATGGTTACTGGAGTGGTGAATTATCAACAGTTAGAACAAGATATACTGAATTTACACAAGGAGATGCAAACTGGGAATTAATACGTAGATGGGCAGAAGATAGTGGTCGAGCTGATAAAGTTGATCGTGCTCTATTTGCTTTTACTAACATGGTACGTAATGTAAATAATAATAATTTCTTTACTTACTCTACTAAGATAATGGCAGCGACTGACGATGCTTTTACTTTCTTACTTGGCAGAGCTAAGATGAGAGAAAAAGCTATGCGTCAAGTTTTAGATATGCAAGGTAATGGTATTGAACTACCAAAAATTACTACAACATTAATGAGAGCATATCAAGATGATTTCTACGGACAGATTTTTGATAACAATGGTAATTTAGTAGATGAAGCTGCAAACTTTGCACGTAAAGAAGTTACACTTACACAAGACTTAACAGGCTTTGCAAAAGGTTTAAACGATGTACTAACAGCTAACCCTTACGTAAGACCATTCTTTTTATTTGCAAGAACTGGTGTAAACGGACTTGCACTAACAGGTAAACATACACCCGGTTTTAACTTTTTAGTTAAAGAGTTTAATGATATAGCTTTTGCAAACCCAGCTAATTTAGGTCCACTTAAAAAATATGGTATTAATACTGTAGAAGAACTAGCTAACGCCCGTGCACTACAAACAGGTAGATTGGCAATGGGTTCTGCTATAGTATTTTTAGGTATTAATTCTTGGATGTCTGGTAAATTATCAGGTAATGGACCAGCTGATAGACAAAAACGTCAAGGTTGGATAGATGGTGGTTACATACCAAGAACCATACAGTTAGGAGAGGTAAGAGTAGGTTATGATTCTATAGAACCATTTAACCTTATACTATCTACAATCGCCGATGTTGGTGATGCAAGTATGTTAATGGGAGAAGAGTGGACAGAAAGAGAACTACAAAAGATTTCATTAGTTATAGCACAAGCTATATCTAGTAAGTCTTACTTAGCTGGTATACAACAGCTTGTAGATTTAGCAGCTGGACGCCCCGGTCAGGTTGAACGTATTGCAGCATCTCTTGCTAACAACACCGTACCTCTGGCTGGTTTACGTAATGAAATAGGTCGACTAATTACACCATACATGAGAGAAATAAACTCTGGTGTATTTCAGTCATTGCGTAATAGAAACTTAGCAACAGAATATTTACCCGGCAGAGATCTACCTATAAAGTATGATATGTTAAATGGTAAACCTATCAAAGATCATGATTTTCTAACTAGAGCATTTAATGCTATTAGTCCTATTTCTATTAATTTAGAAGAATCAGATGGTAGAGATTTTCTATTTAATAGTGGATATGATTTACGTATGTCCACATACTATGCACCAGATGGTACTAATTTAACTGACCATCCCGAGATCAGATCAATGTTCCAGAAAGCTATCGGAGCATATAATCTTGAATATGAATTAGATAAATTAGCTAAAGATCCTAAGATTATTGCTTCTTTACAATTAATGTATAGCGATATAAAAGCTGGAAGACGTGGCGAGTTTAATGCTAGAGATTACTACCACAACCAAGTTATTGATGGATTATTTAAGCAAGCTCGAAAAGCAGCATGGAGAGATATCATGCGTGTACCAGAGGTTGCTATATTAATAGCTGAACAAAAAGCGAAAAAAACACAACAGGATGAGAAATCAAATGAATCTTCTTCCTTATTAACTATGTATAAATAAATGGCAACAACTTTCGTAGACTACACAGGAGACGGAAACGCTACGAAGTCGTTTTCCTTTCCTTCCATCAAAGAAGCAGATATTAAAGTAGAGGTTGATGAGGTTCTTAAAACATTAGGCAATCACTATAATATAACTAGCTATACCACAACGGGCGGCGGTAATGTTGTTTTTACATCAGGCAACATACCAGCCAGTCCAGCTGCAATCCGTATCTTTCGTGATACAGATGTAGACAGTGCAAAAGCCACCTACACAGCAGGGTCATCAGTTAAAGCTAATGATCTTAACAACAACCAAACTCAGGTGTTGTATGCTGCACAAGAAGAACAAAATCAAACAATACAAACACATAAAATAAAAGACTCAGCAGTAACAACTGCTAAGATCGCAGCTGATAATATTACAAGTGCACTTATAGCAGATGACCAGATAAACTCTGAACACTATGTAGATGGTAGTATTGACACAGCACACATTGCTGATGCTAATATTACTACTGCAAAGTTAGCAGATAATGCGGTTACAACTGCTAAGATTACAGATGCACAGATTACAACAGCAAAGCTTGCAGCTGATGCAGTCACAACTGCTAAAATTACAGATAACAGTGTTACAACTAATAAGATAGCAGCTGACGCAATCACTGCTGCTAAAATAGGTGATGACGTAATTAACTCTGAACATTATGCAGCAGGGTCTATTGATACTGAGCATATAGCAGATCTAAATGTTACTACAGGTAAGATCGCAGCAGATGCAATTACAAATGCAAAAATTGCTGATGACAGTATAGACTCGGAGCATTATGCAGACGGATCTATAGACACGGCTCATATAGCAGATGCACAGATTACAACAGCAAAGCTTGCAGATGATGCTGTAACAGATGCTAAGATAGCAGACGGTACATTAGATAATAGATATTACACAGAAACTGAACTAGACGCTGGTCAGTTAGATAACAGATACTTTACCGAAACAGAATCTGACGCAAGATACTTTAAACAAGACTCTTCAGAAACTATAGCAAGTGGAGTTACATGGTCTAGCAGTGATAGTTTTATAGCTACTACAGGTGCTATTAACGCTCGTATTGTTGACCTTATAGATGATGTTGGTGGTTTTACAGCTATAACAAGTGAGCAGCATTTTCCTAATACAAACCCACAAGGTTCTACAGGACAGTCAGCTATACTTAGTATACAGGCTGCATCTACTACACTAACACCTAGTGGTACAACAGTTACAATAAGTAATGGTAACTTAGCTGATAATGCTAATATTACAATAACTGGTGTGTCAGCTGCCATACCTTCGGGCTTCGGATTCTTGGTAGAATCTACATCTACTTTACATACATATACTTTTCACAGATTAGTTCCTAAAGCAACAGAAGTAACAACAGTTGCAAGTAATGCTACTGCAATAGCTACAGCAGCTACAAACGTAGCAGATATAAATAACTTTGCAGATTTATACATTATATCTAGCAGCGAACCTACACAAAGAGCTGACGGTACATCTTTACAAGAAGGTGACTTATGGTATGACAGTTCTAATGACAACTTACAAGTTTATACTGGTAGTGCGTTTTCTATTATTACACCATCTCAGTCAGTTCTTGATGACGTAGCTATTGTATCAGGTGTTATAACATACAGTGAAGATTTAGGTCTTATAACTGATGCTGCATCAACAGGTAGTTCTAATGGTTCACTTGACATAGTAGCAGATGCACTAGAAGACGAAGTAACATTTACTGTTACAGCTGCTACTGGTAAATTTATTATTGATGGTGTAGATAAGCCTGCACTAACATTATACAAAGGCTGGACATATACATTTGATGTAAGTGATGCGTCGAACGCAAACCATCCACTACGCTTCTCAAGCGGAGGTAGTACTTATAGTACTGGTGTTACTGTTACTGGCACTCAAGGACAAGCTGGTGCAAAAGTTCAGCTTGTAGTACCTGAGTCACAGCCAACAAGTTTTATATACTACTGCACAAACCACAGTGGTATGGGTAACAGTATAACTGTAAAGGATGACCCAATCAAGACAGTATCTGATAATATAACTAATATTAATACAGTTGCTTCTGATTTAACTGAAGGCACATCTGAAATAGATACAGTTGCAACTAACATTACTAATGTAAATAATGTTGGAAACAATATATCTAATGTCAACAGTGTACATAGTAACGCAACCAACATTAACAGTGCAGTATCTAACGCAACAAATATAAACACTGTTGCTGGGTCTATATCTAACGTAAATACAGTTGCATCTAATGTTAGTGGAATCAATGATTTTGCTGATAGATACCGTGTGGCAAGTAGTGCCCCATCCAGTAATAATGATGCAGGTGATCTTTACTTTGATACAACATCTAACGAACTCAGAGTTTATAACGGTTCATCTTGGCAAGGTGGTGTAACAGCTACTGGAAACTTAGCTGGCCTAGGTGCTAACACATTTACTGGCAACCAAACGATAAACGCAAACATTATTGTATCAGGTACAGTTGATGGAAAAGATGTATCTACTTTAATAGCAAATGTTGTTGAAGATACTTCTCCCCAACTAGGCGGAGCGTTGGATGGTCAAAACAACAACATGTCAAACATTGGTACTATAGATGGTACTAACTTACAACTCGACTTCGGAACTTTATAAATGGCAAAATTATTAAAACTAAGACGTGGTACAACTACGCAACATAGTAGCTTTACCGGAGCCGAAGGCGAAGTTACTATAGATACAACAAAAGATACAGCTGTTGTACATGATGGCTCACAAGCTGGTGGTAGACCTTTATTACGTGAAGATCTAACCAACCTAGCTACAGGAGGTATTGCAACTGCTAAGATAGCTGATGACGCTGTTACAGCAGACAAACTTGCTAATACAGCTGTGACTGCTGGCAGTTATACAGCAGCAGATATTACAGTAGATGCACAGGGTAGAATTACAGCTGCCTCTAGTGGAGCGATAGCTACAAGTGAAATAACCGATGCAGCAGTAACTACAGCTAAAATAGGAGCTGATGCAGTAACTAATGCAAAGATAGCTGACGACAGTATAGATAGTGAGCATTACGTTGATGGAAGTATTGATACAGCACATATAGCTGACGATCAAGTTACCTATGCCAAAATCCAAAATGTTTCAGCTACTGATAGACTATTAGGTAGAGATTCATCTGGTGCTGGTATTATAGAAGAGATAGCACCAAGCGCAATACGTACAATGATTAACGTAGAAGATGGTGCTACTGCTGACCAGACAGGTGCTGAAATAGCATCTGCACTTAACGGACAGAATATATATACAACAGGTGTTTTTGGTAGAGATAGTACTGACTATATAGGTTTTGCTAATAATGCTCAAATGGATATCTATATAAACGGTAACAACGAGTTTAGATTTGAAGCTGATGGTGACTTCCATGCAGATGGAGATGTTATAGCTCAGTCAACAACTATCTCATCTGACAGAAGATTAAAAGAAAATATCGAACCAGTATCAGACGCTCTTAAAAAAGTACAAGCACTAAATGGAGTATCCTTTGACTGGAAAAAAACTGGCGAAAAAAGTGCCGGTGTTATAGCTCAGGAAGTTATAGGTGTATTACCAGAAGCAGTAAAAGAAGTAACACCTGTTGCAGGTGGTGGTAGTCATCTAGCAGTTAACTACCACGCTTTAACATCCATACTAATTGAAGCTATAAAAGAACTAAAAGCAGAATTGGATGAACATAAAGGAGGTAAGTAATGGCTATTCAAGATAGTGGTCAAATTAAAATATCAGATATAGTTGCAGAATTTGGTGGTACTGCTCCTCACGGTATGACCGAATATTACCGAAATGGTGATAATGTTCCCGGAAATAATACTAATGTTCCCGAGTCAGGACAAATTTCTCTTACTAACTTTTATTCTGCTGTTAATGAAATACAACAGACATATAGCTCGACTACTACAAACCTTAACTTAGCTACAGTATTCGGTGGTAACTGGGGTTCAACAGTACCTAAACGAGTCACTATTAATAGTGGCGTAACAATCGGTGCTACATCAGGTAACGCCGCAATACTTATACCATCTGGTATGGCTGGTACTTTAGTTATTGACAATAATGGTTCTATAGAAGGTCACGGTGGAGCAGCTAATAGTGGAGCTGGAGGCAACGCTATTACAGCTACACATACAACTGGTGTAACCATAAATAATGCGTCTGGTGCATCTATCAAAGCCGGTGGCGGCGGAGGCGGTCAAGGCGGAACTGGAGGTACTGGCGGAAACGGCGGTGCTGGCGGAACTGGTGGTGGAGGTAAATATGATTATGTCGTATATACTCAACCATGTAATGATTACGCACCTAAAGGTGACTCTTCTTATGCACAAACTTATCAAATTCCCAGTAGATGTCAACAAAACGGTGGTGATGGTAGATTCCAAAACGCTTCTGCATGTATGGTTCAATACTACTTACCATCATGGGTGTTTCAATGTTTAGCTGAAGCAAACACTAACGGAGGAGCTGGAGGAGCTGGAGGTAACTCTGGTGGAGCCGGTGGAGCCGGTGGAGCTGGAGGTGTAGGTCAAGGATATAACCAAACTAATACTTCTGGATCTAGTGGATCAGCTGGTGCAAGTGGAGGATCAGGTTCTGGTGGTTCTAGTGGAGGCACAAATGCCGGTACTGGTGGTACTGGAGGTGCTCGTGGTCAAGGTGGAACTGGTGGAACTGGAGGAGCCGGAGGTACATTTGGTAACTCTGGTGGTACTGGTTTAACTGGATCGACTGGATCGACTGGAGCAACTGGAAGCTCAGGAGCTAATGGTAACAGAACAAACGGATCTAGTGGATCTGGAGGATCTTCTGGTAGTAGCGGTTCTAGTGGATCTTCTGGAGGTGCAGCTGGTTATTATATTACTAACCGTGGTTCAATTACATTAAATAACTCAGGCTCAGTAGCCGGACAATAACTATGAAATTTACAGTAAAAGCAAAAACTACGTCTAACGTAACAATAGAATACGAAGACAAAAGTATTGCGGTAATTCCTATTGTTAAAGGATTTACTAAAGATAATATTAAATACCATGCAGCTCTTTATAATGAAAGAGTTAGTGAGTTTGATTCAGCAAATGACGTACCAGTCACAGTTGGAGAAGTATTAGAAACAACAGTAGAACTAGATAAAGATGCTACTTATAAAGAAGCTAGAGAAGCACACTATCCCTCAGTAGCTAAACAACTTGACGTCGCATACTGGGCAAGAAATGGTGATGATGCTCAGCAGAAAAAAGTAGATGAAGCAATTAAATTAGTGAAAGATACTATACCTAAAACTTGGACAGGTAAGCAAAGTCAGATTGCATCTTTAATGGATTAATTATATGAGACCACCAGATTACTTTAAAAATCCATTTGTAGAAACTACAGAACTATATAGAACTGTTGATATTTATGAAAGAATAAACTTAAATATGTTGTATATAGTTCCTATAAATAGAATTTTTATAAGAACAAAACCTCATGTTAAAAAATTAAGAGTAGTAGAAGCTGATTATAGATATCCGGGAATACTATATAAATCTAAATTAGATCCATTAAATACGACAGTTAAAGAAGAGTTCTGCATATTTGACGGAACTCATCGAGTACATAAAATGTTAATGGATGGTAAAACTGCTGGTGCGTTTTTTATAATAGAGCCAAAGGTTTTTGAAGGTTTAAAATACAGAGGAGCTAAGACAACTAATACGTGGAGAAGCACTGGTTGTCTTGGGTGCATGGAATAATGGAAATACCTACAATAGTATTGCCTGATATTAAAAATATAGAGACTGTCGAAATACCTATACCTACAGCTGACGTGCCATATTATACACCTATGGTAGTTCCTCCTAGCGATCTACGAGATCAAGAGGATGAGCCTGTCAAGACTGTAGAAGAAACACCCGAACCACCTACACTTAAAATACCGTTTATTAAGCAGCCAATACCACAACCTTCTACTGAGGTTGTAGTTACGGCTCTTACAACGGCGGTTGTAGCTGTATCAACGACAACGTTATCGCAGCCTATAATCGAATGGATACGTAAAAAGATTCAGAAATTCCTACAAGATAAAATCACCACATGGAGAAAAAACCGGAAGAACAAAAAGGACTCTTCAAAAGAATCAAAGAAGGAATAGACGATCATGAAGAACAGATGGTGGTACTGGGGGCGAT